ATACACTCTTTTAACCACTCTGGCTTATTGTAAACTGTCAGTATTATACTAACCTTTGCCATATTACTCCAATGCTAATAAGTAGAACTATTTCTAGCAACTAACAATAATTATAGCACAAAAATAACAAAGATTAAAAATTTTACAATCAATATATAAGTTTATTTTCCGGCCAATAAATCTATTGCCTGCCATGTTCTTGGACCAACCCAGCCATCAACACCAAGCTTAAATAGTCTCTGAACATTCATAACAGCTTGCTCGGTTTTTGGACCAAAAAATCCATCTATCTTACCAATATCTTGAGCAGCCTTTAATTTCAGAACACCTTGCAAATATTTGACACGGTCGCCCGCATCACCTTCTTTTGCCGCTGGTTTATTTGCAAAAGGCCATAGACTCCATTTCCCATTCTCTGGATCAAATGGCGGTATTGCTGGCGCAACTGAACCCTCCCATAATAGAACACCTGCAGGAACATTGTCACCTGCAACATATCGGATATGCCAAGGTTCAGATTGAAGTTCGAAACTAAAGCCAAATCTAATAGCATTATCTCTGAACCATCCAAATTTTGGATGACCCGATATACTTGCCGCATCATCTGGCCCAATTCCATCTGAAGGATCTTTGTCAAATGCAGCATCTATCGCTAGACCGATTCCATGATTAGATGTACCTGGGACTGCCGCTTCTGCCATCTTTGGTCGCAAATACCACCATTGATTATTCCACCACTTTCTAGGTCTACCCTGTAAAAGAGAAGTAGTGTATCGTTGTTTAAACAGGTTCACCTGATCCTGATATGATCTATATGCTCCACCATAGGTATATGTTAAATCTAAACCAATTTTAGAAGCTTCAGCAACAAAGGCTCTCCAAGCTCTAGCTGCATTAACATGCAATTTACCCTTATTGCCTATTTCAACTAAAAGAGAAACATCTAAATTTCCATTAGGCTGATTTGATAAACTTTTAGGTAAAACAACTGGAGAAATTGGAAGTCTAGACATATTATTTTTTCTTTCTTTTAGCTGAAATCTTTTTTAAAGTTTTTGCCAGATTAGCCTGACGAACAGTTGTAGAGCTATACTTTGAAGGATTTTTAGTTACTGCTGTAGCGAAAGCTGAAACAGACATATTCTTTTTTTTAGCTTTAGCTGTGAAAGCGCCTGGTCGCTTAATTGCACCCTGGATCCATTTATCATTCTTCTTTTGTGCCATAATTATTTTCCTTTTTTCTTTTTTGGAAAAGTGGAGACATTCTTTGGTTTCTGACCTTTAGTTCCCTTAGAAGGAGTTCCAGAAGCCCTTTTTCTTTTAACTGCTGAAGAACGTTGTCCAGAACTCATAGCATTCGCTTTTGCTACCGGAACACACTTAGCATATCCGCTTCCACTTGCGCCAGACGTTCCACATGGTTGCCACTTTCCATTCTTTTTTGGCGCACCGATATTAACCCATTGTTGATTAAACCATTTTGTCAAACCAACACCTTTAGGTCCAGCCATTATTATTTCTTTCCAGACTTCTTAGTGCTAACAGTTTTCCATGTTCCACCCGAAGCTTTATATTTTTTGGATGCCCAAGCATTTGCATATGCTGAGGGATATACATCAAATTTTGATTTAGCTTGAGATTTAACTTTTGACCATAACTTAGGATTTTTAGGAACATTCTTTTTGACCATTTAAATCACATACCTTTTTTCTTCATAATTGCCTTTTTAATAAAAGGAGGAAGTTTTTTCTGCGCTGCGGTCATTTTTGTAGTTGACTTTTTTGCTGAAGCTTTCTTTTTATAAGCCATAATTACACCTCCTCTTTTTTCTTAAATTGATTAGATTTACGATAATGCCACATCATATGATCCTGCATTTGAACTTCAACTTTATCAACTTGATTATCTACATGATCTATCTTATGATGTAAATTAATAATTTGATCTTTGACATCAATGATCATTTCCGCAACGGTATTATGATCGTTTTTATTCTCTCTACGACTTTTTTGAACGAGACCTGCAAGGACAGTTCCAACTGCAGCAATTACGGCAACAATGATCGCTTCCACTGCGAATCACCACTTAACCTTATTCGACCAATATCTAGCAGATAACTTACTTGGATTAGGATCCTGAGCATTATGTCTAGCATAATAGCTCTTCTTTCTAGCTTTATCTTTAGCAGATTTAGGGCTATCACCAGCACCTACGACGCCCTGTTGACCAAATCTAATAGTCTTAACTTTTGCGCCAACTTTAGCGACTACAACATGAGATTTAGTTGGATGTGAAGGTGTTTTTTTTGGCTTATTATAACCACTAACTCCTGCGCGAGCTAACCTTGGATCCTTTTTTTCTGCCATTATTGTCTCGTTTTCTAGTAGAAATAAATTTTAAAGATTTATCAGTCACAGACTTTTGATTATTAGTCCCCATTCTAGGCCCACTAATATATATCTTTTTTTTAAAAGCCATCAGCTCTTCTTTTTAATAGGAGGATTCTGCTTTTTAAAATCTTGAACTTTCATTACTGAATCTTTCAGTAACTTATAATGATTATTTTCTGACGAAGTTTTCATACCTAAACTCTTGCCATCCATAATATAAACCCTTTCATACAGTTTAAATAAATAGTAACAGAAAATAGAAAAGAGGCCCATTTTTGGAACCTCTTTTCTACTATATATTTTATAGTTTTACACGTTTTTTTTAGCGATTGGTTTTTTAGTAGGTGGTTTTGAACTTTTCTTTTTTGGAATAGGATTATTCTTTTTTATATCGACACTATTTTCATCCAATTTAGAAACAGTCTTTTCTTCAATCTGCTCATCAGTAGTTTCAATTACTGGATCATCTGCAATATCGATTGCTGTATTTTCCAGTATTACTTCAATATTTTTTTCGTCATCATTATCTGATTTAAATATTTCTGGATTTTGTAAACGTATAAATTTTGAATAAATAGATGTTTTTAAATTTAAAAACTTGGCTTTGATGTTTTGCATGATACCTTCTTATTTGTTGTTACTGTTTATTAAAAATTACCTATTGGACTGTGCATCTTTAATTACAGCATATCTTTCACCTGTTTCTTTCGAAGTTAATCCGAACCCATATATAGCCGCCTTTTCAACCATAGCTGATAGGTTATCTAGATCGTCTAGTGAGGCATCAGGGATTGGAAGAGCTATACCGGCATATATATCAATATTTTCAAAGTCACCAATATTTACTTTTCTATTTACCCCACAAATAAAAACTGGACTTGTCGTAATAGCAATTGAAGAAATTGCATTCTTAACAGTATCTGCTAGTGGCTGACCGTTTTCTTCCTGTTGGGCATCTGTATTAATTTTTGGCATACACCATTCCTTTAATGAAGTTAATTGTACTATTTGCCTGCTCTTCAACAGTCATATCATTGGTATCTATAATTATATCACAAAGACTTTTAACAAGGTCCATTTCATTCTCTGATTTATGCGCCTTTTGTTCACTGGACATTAAAAATCCATCTCTGTCCAACAGTCTTTTATTTCTGGTTTCTTCAGTTGCATCAAAATTAATAAGGATACCATGAGGATGCGACTTAATAGCTAGAGCCTCATTGTAGAAGCGTACATCAGAAATAATAACTGCATAAGGTTTGATATCTACTTGCGCATCAGTATCTACATCACTTTGCTTTAATGAGCTAATATATGATCTATATAAATCTTTTGATCTATTAATCCCCCATTCAGCAAAACAATCTGGATTAAAGTTTCTACAGAGATCACCAGCCTTCTGTAAAAATGATCTTGGTTTACCATCTTGATTGATTGGTAAAGACTCAATAGTTGAAACTAGTTCAACAAAATCTTGATACTCTGGAATCCTACCAATAGAAGATCTTCCGTAAATGTCGTACAAGACTTCATGTATCGCAAAGAGTTTTCTCTTCTTTTCATTAATCCCACTAATTGTTTTCTTGATTGATGCAAGTTCATAAAGTGGAAGAGCAAAAAAGATATGATTCCAAACTATATCTGTATCTGCACTAAACATAGACCCTTGTGGGACTATCCAATCAGCAACTGAAGTTTTCCCAGCACCAGCGAGTCCTGAGAGTCCAATTATTATTGGTTGATTCATTCTATCTCCAATCATATATCTAAATCATCTCTTCTTAATTGTAAACCATCAAGAAAAGTATTAGCCAAAGAATCTGGCTCCCAAACAAAAGCCCTAGGAACTTGGACCACTCTAAAATTATACTCTTCTCTTATTTCTTCAACAGTCATTAGAAGCGGAATTAAATTATCTTTTTTACACTTCCACTTACCATTTATTTGATTAGCCACTAAAGCAGAATCTGTATATATAATTGGATCTAATAAATCTGCCATTGAACAAATTAATAAACCAGCAATCACAGCTTCATACTCTGCTTCATTATTATTTCTTTTACCTAAACCTCTAGCAAACTGTGCTACCTTTTTTCTATTTTTATAGACGACGACAGCACACGCTGCTTCGCCAATTTTCTTCTGACCTTGACCTCTAGATGCTCCGTCACAAAAAACTTCGATATTCATAATTAATCAATTTCAACGTTGTAACTAATATTCAAATTTTTAGCCGAAGTAAAAATTCTCTCCTGCTGCTTTTTAGATGTGACTTGAATTGTTTTATATAATAAAAATCTTTCATTATTATAAACAACCTGAGTTGGAAAATCAATAGTAGATCTAAACTCTGAATAAAATTCAGTAGAAGAATTTACTGCCTTATAATGACCCATGAACATCGATACCCCTTAATATGTACTAAAATCAGATTCTAAATAAGAACCCTTATCTTCTCTAAATGAAGCTATCTGCATTGCCTGCACTTTGTCCATCAGTTTTCTTGCTGACTCTGAGGCAATTCTTGCAGAAGTCTCAATAGATTCGGCTAAGTCTACAATAGCACTACATGTAGTCAGAGCTGCGTGCTCAGTCTCTGCAGCTTCCATTGCTGAAGCTTCTCTTTGGGCTTCGTTTTTTCCGACACGATTAGCTTTGTAAACTCTTTTATAATTTCCTTCAAAAATCTTATATTGCGCTCTCGCTATCCCAGCGAATCTAGCTGCTCTTCCATATACGTTTGATGTTCTAGCAACTAATGAAGCAATATTTTCAAATCCCAAATCTACTGTATCAACTTCGGGTATTTCCACAAAGTATTTACTAACATTAGCAGTATCACTGTATGCATTGATGACTTCTCTTAACTGTGGCCCTAAAAAGTTATTTAGAGCGTTCTGTAAATCTTCAATTATATCTTTATCCAGCATCACTTCTCCATTGTTACGAGTGTTGAAAACTCATCCAATTCTAACTCAATAACTAAATCTCTGATCTTTAATTTTATTTTAGCCAAATGCTCTCTAATCGTATTCGGATGTTCATTAATCTTATTCGATAACTCACTAGATCTCTGACCATCAACGTATCTCCATTTTATAAGTTGTCTTTCTTGAATGGTGAGTTTATCAAAGGGTGGGCTGGTTCTTTCTCCCAATATCCAGAACTCATCTATTTTATCAGATGCAAGCATTTGTTCTATGCTGTATTCGACAGGATCTGCTTTAAAACCTATAACTGTTGCATTTTCTTCATCCTCACTTGAGGACTCGTCATCTAATAGTGGAAAAGTTTTTCTACCAAGTTGATCTATTAAAAATACATCTACATTCTTTTTAAGTAGGTAAAAGAAATAGCTATACAAAAATCCACTAAATGGAATTGGTCCCTTTCTTTCATATCTAGCAATGCATTGGAAGAAGGTCATATAAACGGTTTGTCTAATATCTTCCTCATCACAATACCTTCGGGACATATAGTGGATTCCTCTCATGCATTCTTGTACATTTTTCAATGTAGTATTATTAATATTATTTTTCATAAGAGAGAATCGTGTACCTGCATCTTTTATGAATAGGGAAACAAATCTTCGAATATCGTAATCCTGTAAATTATACTTGCCATGATAAAGTAAGGTAATATACTTTGTTAAAAAGTTATTGAATACTTTTAATAATTCAGATTGATGTTTTGCAGAACCAGTTTTTGCTTTAGCGATAAGTTCCTGCATTTCTTGTTCAGGCAGAGAATAGTACTGCTCTTTATAACTAGCCATATTAGCGTTTGCCTTCCCAATTTAGAATATATTCACTATAATAATCTCTTATATCTTCATAAAAGATTACTTGTGGAACTTCAATATCTGCCATGAATCTTTTGCCATCATTGTTATATCTACTGATCACGCAGGTAAACTTTTCAAATTCTTCTGGATAATATCTTTTAAATCTTTTAAGTTTAATTTTACTCTTATCATCCAAATATCCCTTAACTTCAATCCATTCATTATTTCTTGTTAAGAAAAAATCTGGAGTATAACCTTTCGTTCCCCTTTTAATTGGGAAAGAAAACACAGTAGGTTCAAACTCAAATTGAATTTTGTAGATATTCAAAACTCTTACAAAGTTTGCTTCCCAACTTGACCTAACGTTCATTTCAATGTCTTTCCTGAAACCAGTTTTTGTAAACTGAAAGGCGTTACCACTTTTCCTTGAAGTGACACCATCATTTTCAATAAGGGTGTTATCAATTTGCTTATTTCTAATGTTATTCAAATTAGGATGTTTTTTAAAAGAAGATTTTTCTAGAAAAAATACTTCTGGCTTGACAACTTCTAGATCCATGAGATATCCTTTATGTCGTGATGGATTACAGCCATTATACAACATTCAAATTAAATAATTCAATTCCGAAAGGTAATAAAATAAAATGATCACTCTAACTTCAATCGTCAATGGTGCTCTCCAGCAAATCAATGAGCAGATCATTGATGATCTGATGGATCTTGGTTACTCACATGATAACGCTGTTAAAGTTGTTACTGAGTTTGACGGATATAACTTTGCTGAAGATGCGAGCGCTAATCCTTCAGATTTCTGATAAACATTTAAAGTTAAACTAAAAAGGCTGGGGGGTTCGCCTCCCAGCCTTTTTAGTTATCTCTTATTATTCCTATAAACTCCAACTGGACAACTGCCAGAAGCTGCATGATCGCAAAACGAACATAGTCTTGTATTAGAAGTATGTTTAAACATCTTGTCATTGATAATTGTATTACATATATCTAATATTTTTAGTTTTACATTCTCTAAATCTTCTTTAGAAAAGAGATGACCTTTCTTTTTTCCAGATCTAAGATAGTGTAACTCTGCGTATATTTCTTTATCAGGAAAAATATTTGAAAGCGCTAATGCGTAAATCCCTAATTGAAGATTCTGAGGAACGGCTTTTTGCGAAAGTTCATATTTAGAAGTTTTATAATCTACAATTCTAATTGTTTCATTTTCAATATCTACTCTGTCAATAAAACCATTTATTCTATACGAGCCAATAATGAAGCTAAACGGCATTTCTTTATAATAGGTATTGAAAGATTTTTCTGAATGATCATCAAAAAAGTCATCTAGCATTGTATGCCCGGCATCGACTAACTCTCTAGGAATTAGTTTATCTGGATCCCACTTTGGAATTTGATTAATGTATTCAGTTTTTAGTTTCCTATAGTCTAACTGCTCACCGTTATCTATGCAATTTTCTAGAGTATCGTGAACTATATTTCCGAGAGTTGCCGCAGGGCTAAAGACTCTAGGCTTTTTCAAAATATATGTATAGAAATATTTTGCCCTACATGAAGAATATGTATCTATTCTAGAATATGAAAAATCTTTTATATATAAAGATTCAAATGGTGTTACATCTTCATTTCTAATAATTGCGACATTACTCATCATTGTCCTCAATTAGATTCCATTCAGAATCATATTCTTTTCCTAATTCATCAAAAAAATGTCCAGTATATACATTTCTCCATATACCTTCACTAATAGCAACCCATCCAGTGTCTCCAATTTCCATATGGTCGTCTTCACTTCTTGGCCAATT